CAAAGAGAAAATCACTATAAATACCTAGGCCGCCACCTTGGGCCAAAGCAGCCAGCCACGTCTTCTTGTCATCCAGTCTTCGATGCTCTCGCCCTTTCCACCAATCCTTGGCTGCTAATGCGAGATACCCAAAGATCGTTGTGCCAGCAATCATCCGAGCCATGCCAAGCATTGCCCCACCACCATTAAACACAAGGTTCTTCATGGCGCTCCCAAATCCCTGAGTTGGCCCACGCCCGTAAATTTCCCTACCAACCACCTTATTGATCATGGTCACAGAAAAGCTTTTGAACTGCATCATGAAGCGAATCGCTTCACCTAATGGCGTGCCTCGCTGGGTCCCGAAGGTAACAAGCACACGATCCCCAGCATCTGGAGTTGGGACCGCAAAATCTGCCTGATCTGCAAAGTATTGTCGGAACTTGGTCTCAATGTTATTAAAGTAACGCTTCACATTCCCAGGTGTAGCCTTTATCCCATCGCGTTCCATAAACTTTACAATGTCATCTTTTTCTAAGGCATGAATCATGGATGGATCTAAAAAGGGTCTACCATCAACATCATCAAATTTAATCGAGCGGAAAGCGTCCCATTCTGCATCGGTGATATTATAAAGCTTAAATGTCCTTTGAAGATCTGGGTGAAGCTTAGAGAATGGCTGCGAGGATTGTTTCGCTAAGTTATTAGACATTAAATCCGCAGCTGCGATGCGAAGGCGATCCGTCATGTGGTTCTGTCCATTAAGAGTGAAGAAAAGCTTAACTAGCTTTGCCATTCCACCACTCAATGGTTCGTGGCCAGACTGACGTAGCATCGTATTGCGATTCATGCTGTCAGCCATCGTTCCAACTGCTTCGGCGAGCAATTTTCTTTCTTCGATTCCCTTCGGAGAACTAATTAAGGCATCAAGAGACTTGTAAAACGACTCACCCAAATCAATCCCCTGGTACTTCATCCCTGAAGCAAGATTTGGTATATCTGTAACAGTAGAGATACCTGAACCACCTAATTTTGTGGTAATCATGAATGATCGAACATTTGTACCAAATCGAGCCAACGCTCCACTGCCTGGGATGTTTACAGAGCCATCCAGTTCTTTGAATGCAGCTGTCAACATCCAGCGACTGCCACGAATGCGATCAATAATACCAACATTCTTGCGTGATACTTTTTGAATATCACCCATCACCTTCTCAAACATCGCTTCAGGTCGCGTCCCTAACATCTCCAGCATCGCAAGATTTCGAGCTGAATACTCCACGGAAGAATTAATAGCATCTCGCAGTGTTCCTTGACCGTATTTGAGATTGTACTCGTACTCTGCGTTTCCATCCTTGAAATGAAGAACGCGAGATTGTGAAACCTTTCTCGCAAGATTTCGATCTCCTTGAAAAAGTTTTAATCCCGCACCATCGACATTGTCAGAAGAGATGGACTTAAGATGCACCCCGCTTACCAAGCCATCATAAATTCCCTCCAGAAACTCATCCACATTTTCTACATCTTTCAGGATTTTTGGATCAATATAACTCAACGTGTCCTTCTTCCACTGATCGAACCCTGCGCGTCGGATAAGATCCATGGAATGTATTCGGCGAGTTATGTATCCATCTAGGTCGCCAATATCCGCACCAGCAAGGTTTAACATTTCCCTTATTTTGCGATTATTGGACTTCAAGACCTCCGCTATTGCTTTCGCCTTCTCAGGAACCTTTAGACTTGGATCCATTACCTTGCCCTCAGAGTCTAGGTTACCCATCCACTGATAAACCTCACGATCCAAAGCTCCAGTTTGGTACTCCTTCAACACTCCACGCTTATGCAAACCAGAAACATTCATTTGCATGAAGGTTGTCAAAATACCCTTAAAGTGAGTATTAACCGAAAACCTCTTCTTATTTGTTCCAATAAGGTAAGAACGAAAGCCTTCTACAGGATCTTTGAAAATTGGATCCTTGATATATTTATCAATGCGACGATTGACGACCCTGTTAATTGCCTCTTCAAGCTTCAACTTCTTAGCTTCCCGCTCCAGTGAGTCAGCCACCTCACCAGCATATTCATTCCAGGCTTTCGCATCAGCCACCTCTTGCTGTCCAAGACGCTTCTTCTTAAGTTGATCCTTAAGCTGCTTAGAAACCGCATCACGCTGTTCAGCGCTAATTACTCCTTGATTCTTCAACTCCTGAAGGATTAGCGAACAATCTTTTTGTGATATAGCCATTACTGTCCTCCTCCAAATAAGCAAGCCGCGTAATCTAAGATTCCCCTACGAGCCTTGGTTGCATCCTTAATCTTCTCGTCGTGTTTGCTGATGGCTTCAAGATCTTCCTCTAAAAGCTCATCCTTAAATGAATCCATCTTTTCTTTTAAGTCACCATCGATACGTTCAATCGCTTCCCTGGTTGTTGTTGGCTCTGGCCGCTCTTCAATCTTTGGCTCCTGGAAATCATCATCGAGAGCGATGTGCTTACGCTCAGAAGCCTTACGCATGGAATACTTTCCCTCTTCCTGCTTGCGAAGCTCGCGAGCTTTTTCTTTCACGTCATGTTCCATGCGGAGCTTGCGCTTTTCCGAAATCTTCTCGGTCTCTAAAATCTCACCCATTCGCTTTGGGTTTTCATCGAAAAGCTTTTTGTAGAGCTGTGGATGTTCTGAGAGAATATTCGTTGGCACATGCTCCCCACGACGAAATGCCTGCTCAATGGTGGATTCCTTCAGCTCTCGCAAGGCTGCTTGCTTCGCGGGGTCAAGCTCTACGCCATCATTTGACTTGGAGCGCAAATACTCCTCCATCGTCATTTCCCATTCACTCTTAGTGCGATGATCAAGAAGATCTCCATACTTCGCTTGGATTTCTGGATCCTGAAGCGCTTTATTCCTCAACACTTCATCGCTCATCGCAATCACATCCACATGGGATTCCACAGGGCGATCATGGATAAGGTCAGCCACCGCCGCTGTTTCTGTCTCCATGACAGTCTCAGGTTTGAGGTTGTACCGCATCGCTCGCGCATTGCGATAAGCCCCAATACCAGCGCCTGCCACATGGAGGCTTGTTCCAAAGATCGTTCCAAAAGCAATATTGGTTGCAGAATCAGCCAAGGTGTAATTCGCTTGCTCAAACTGTGCTTGAGAGTAAACAAGAGGTTCTAGTAAAGCGCTGCCTACCACAGACTCCGTTGTTCCCACCACTGCCGCTGCCCCTAGGCGACGAGCTGCTGTGGTTGCAATCAAGCCTTGAGCGATCTTCCCATATCTCGTCCAGCCAGCAATTGGGATAAAGTTCGCAGCCAGTCCAAATGGATCCGCTGCACTCGATACTACCCCACCTGCAAAACCCGCCGCGTGCTGCGGGATGCCTCGCGCTCGCCCCATCGCATCCTGATTGCGTAACTCTCGCAGCTTTAGCTCATGCATTATCCTCGCTGCCGATTCACGCATGGGTGCTTCAAACTTTAATTGGCCGTCTAATCCGTAAGTCTCATTAAGCGTCTTCTCATCGAGGAAAGGAGAGTTCTCATCTCGATGCGCCGCGTCCATCTCCAAAAGACGAACGTAGCTTGAGAATGGATTACGAACAAAAGAGTCATCCGCAGTGGCTGCAAAGATTTCTGACGTAGTTGCAGGGAGTGCCTGGTAATCCCAGGGGCCTTCCTGGGGCGTCATGTACTGACCAAGGGGAAAAATAGAACTCATTGTACAGGGATAAAGCTAGATAAAGCGGCTTTATTAAGCTCAATCGGTGACACATCTCTCCTTGGCATTTCTTTTGTAAGCTCAGAGACGGGGAATCGATAAGGTTGGCCTTTCCCATCCTTAATCCTTTGAGGCACCCCATTAAGATCTGGAGCCCAGAACTCATAAGCCTGGCCATCTGGAGTAATTGAATAAAACCCTTGCATCTGGATTGCTGTACGAATGCGATGCTTCACTACATTATCAGCCAACCCTGGAGTCTGATTATAAATATCCACGTTCAATTCAGAGTCAGGCTTTGAGAGGAGACTTGATGCAGCCACTTCCAGATTCAACTGCACGTTATCAATCTCTTCTTCAGAGTAAGGCCTACCTGTTGGATCTTCCTTGGGGATCAAATACGTCTTCTGCCCATACTCGCCATATTCGTAAGGAAGTAAAAGATCTGCCGCTTTTTTAACCGCACTGCCAAAATCTCGCGCTTCCTTATTCACTATCATATCTTGAGCTACGAGCGTTAATGCGTTTCGCATTTCTTTAATTCCCTCGATTTTATCCACGCCAGGAACAGAACTCACAGCTCTTTCAAAGTCTTCCACTGCCTGTGCGCCAAAAGCCGATTGCTTGGCTGTTTCTGGAATAGAGCCAGCCACCGATTCTAAAGATTTTGGGTCCGCATACAGCGCACGATGGATTCGATGAAACACATGAGGCTTCCCAATGTTCGCAAATGCGAGCGTTGTCAGAAGTGGAGGACGCGCTTCCTTAGGTAGCTTCTGCATCGCAGCCACAAGATGAGGAGTGTACTCGCCATACTCCTGCATCGTGCGAGCCATTCTACTACGAAGCTCCTCTGGATTCTTCGTGTTAAACGACTGAGAAACCATGGCTGCCTCTTCGAGGGAAACCCCAAGAGGATCCGTGACTCCCACATTCTTTTGCCAATTAAGACGCTTCTCAATTAAATCTTTTCTGACTGCCGCTACCTCTTCAGGTTTGGCTGTGTTATCTACTTTTAAAGCTTCCAATGCCGCACTTGCCGCTCTTACCTCTGGAGCACGATCAGCCGCACTTGCAGGGTTTAGCTTTCGCATCTGCATCTCTTTTGCAATCGCCTGCTGCGCGTACTCAAAGACATCCTTCTGCGTGGAGTAACCAAACTCTGCTTTCTCTAAGATTGGGTTACCTGTCTCGTCGTTACGAACTGCGATCATGACATCGCCAGCCACCTCATCGGGTACTTGCGCGCCAGGATTTGATGCGAGAAAGAGCTTTACCTTCTCTTGGTTCTCTCCTTTTACAATCGGCTTATATCGAGCGAGAATCCCTTGCATCTCCTCAATGGGCGCATTCTGAATCGATTGATTGATGCGATGTTGACTCCACGCCACTTGCGCTCGCTTCTTATACTCTGGCGATTCCCGCATCGATGTCCCCATCGCAAAGCCGTCATCTACTCCATGATCAATAATCTGCTCAAGATGACTCGCTAATGCGTCGCCATTCTTCTTGGATCCCAAAGAATCCATGCGCTTAGCTGCGTCTTTATAGCGGCTATATAGGGATGCATATAGGTCACCACCAAGTTTTTCAGCTAAAACAATCTTGCCGCTCTTATCTTTTTCTTCGAGCTTCGCAATAGCTCCATGCGGATTATCGCGAGCCATATTCTCAAGCGCTGTTGTGTAAATCTCTTGTTGAGCCTTCTTGGATAACGTCGCAAACTGCGAAGCGTGGAGTCTTCCTTGCGCTCCATTCACCAAGCTCTGACCACCCTGCGCGAGTTCATCCATCAGCTCAGGCTGCATAGCTGCCATCGCCACTTTCTGAGAAAGATTAGTGTTAAGATCTTGCGCGAGCTTCGCTTGCTGCTCATGGGCTTCAAATACAAGCGATTGCGCGTGGAGACTTTCACCTAAATTATTCAATTGTCCCAAGAGTGCTGCTTGCGAAGTTCCCGATGGAGCAGCTTTCAAGTACTGCTTCATGAACTCGCCATACTCTTTTCCTACACGAGGAGTAAATCCACCCGCGCCAGGACCAGCTTCTTTCTTGAGTTGCTCCATGCGCTCCATCCAGTGCATGCGAGCTTGTGTCACCGTATTATCTACCCAAATCGCCTCATCCTGACGCTTCCTCTTCTCAAACACATCTGCCACATCTGAAGCCGCACCCATAAGAGCATTGCCTGCCCGTGCGTCAAATCCACCTGTGAAAGCAGAGGCATCTGCCATCGCTCCCGTAGAGCCAGTGTAGACATTCTCTTGTCGTCGATATTCTTCGATGCGAGCCATTAGTATCTCCTTCCAAAATCAGGGTTCGGCATCTTGCTTGCCTGTGGATTTGTTCGAGGCATGTCCATGTAAGTGTTCACACCTTTGCCAACTCCAGAAATTAACGTCGCTCCAGCTTGCGTATACCCTGAACGCATCGCGTTATTACCAGAGTACGTACTTAAAACGGATTCATCCATGTTGCGCTGGAATCCCATATCTCCCTTGTATTTCGTCGCCAACACATCCAGCTCTCCACTGATCAATGTATCGGACATCACGTCAGAAGCTGTTTCATCCAGAGTGATTCCAGACTTCGCGTACCCCGCCTTCTGCGATCCCATGCGCCTTAAATTCATTTCACGCTGGCGAGCCATCTCAAATGCGGATTGCTGCTGAGCAGCTAATGCATTGTTTTTAGAGACTGCCGCGTTATAGTCCCCAGCTTTCTTTGCAGCTTGCGCTTGCTGCATTTGACCGTAAACGGCCATTCCTGTTCCAATCGCGGTAAGCGCAAGAGACGCGATTGCTAATGGTGCTGCTGTTGCCATATCAGTAAGTTATTGCGAATTGATAATAATCCTTCTTATCGGGACCGTACTTTTTACAGATCCCTTCAAATTGAAATCCCATCGTCTCCACCCAGCGAACCCCCGCTTCAAAGCCCACAAGCACGTGGGACTGAATGCGATGAAAGCCACCCATCGTTCGGATCTTAGGTAAGCACTGCTTCACCGCTCTCTGAAGAGCGAGTGGATGCTTCTGAAGTCGTGGAGTTAAATGCGCCCAAGCCTCCCCCATCCCAGGCCAGCAAGGGAGCACCCCAGCGCAGCCAATGGGTTTTCCATCCTCCATGGCAGTATAAGCCATGTGCTCACGCTCAATGGTTCTCGCGTAAGTCTCTACGCCACCAACCTCCAGAAATGGATGATCCTCTTTCATCTTCACAAGATGCTCAGCTAGATATGGGACAATCGTAATCATCGGTACACCACCACTTCTGGCATCAACGCTAAGATCGTCAGTGGATAAGGATTGGTCTGCTTGATGACATAGACGCCTTCAGACTCAATAGGCAGCTCTGGCAATACATCCTTGTCTCCAGTAAATAACGGAGGAGAAGACCCTAGATCATCATTCGTCGAGCGAAACGGAAGAGCGATTAAATGCTCTTCATCTGGGCCGTAGGAAAGCCCTAACGAGTTCAATAATCGAATCCCTATGCGATGCACACGCTTACTTTTCCCTTGAGACGTTCCAGCCTCACCACCACCTTCAACAGGTAGAGTTTTAATCGTTGAATCGTATTTTAACCCTACGTGACACAGCGTGGCTGAGCTTTGAAGTGTGATCGATCCATTGGTCACTGTTCGATCTGGATGCACCGCCCCATCAGCACATACCCCCACAGTTTGGCCTTCCAAATGGAATAACCCTGAAATCGTCGTGGCCGCACCCCCAGAATAGGTGAGGCCACTATCGAGGAAGAACATATTCGTTTTATCCGTAGAGGAAGACGGATTGAAGGGTTCTTCCAGGAACTCTACATAGCGTTTCGTGGCACCATTGATCGTTCGCTTCACAATCATCCAGAGTTGATCCGCTGTTCCTTCTGGATTCGGAATCACTGCAATAGACTCAACCACCGCATTACCCGAATCAAAAGACCCGCCAGGCACCACTTGAAAAAATCCAACAACCTCTTGCTCTGGAAGATAAGTCATTCCAACAAGCACGCCATCCTTGCGAACCATCCACATCACACTGTCAGGCTCCTGCTGAAACGCGATGTCTGTAATGTAATCCCCCTCACGCAGAAGATGCTCTGAAAGGAGGCTTAGCTCCTTAGACACAAAACCATCGATCTGAAAGTTGTATTGATACTCTCGCACCTTGCGACCACTGCGCTGGATGTAGAGAATAGCCGACCCCACCCTGCGTGAACGAAGCAGCCGCGATCCATATTTCGTCTGCTGAGTCGCCTGAATATTCGTCGGCGTAATCGGCTCATTGATAGATCCAGCCTTCACCTGCCACTCAGAACCAGCAGTTCCCAAGCTCAGCACTGGACCAGAATCCAACCAGCGAATCGCATTAACAGTGTTTGAAGAAAGGGTTGCAGTAATTGCGCTATCATCAGCCACTGTTCCATCTGTGGCTGTTGGTGCGAAGTTCTCATAATCAGCCGACTTGCTCATCCAGAAAGTCTGAGGTTGGGATGGGGTGTTTGCGAAAGTTAGCCGATCCTCATGGAACACCACACATTGCGGATAGTTCGCAGTGTAAAATGATCCCAGACGCCAGGTAGTGACAGCTGTTGTTGCTCCAAAATTACTTTTTACATCCGCAGTGACTTGTGTCACCCCTGTAAATCCCACGATCTTTGCATACCCCCAGGTGCTGGAATGCTTGATGCGAATCAATCGCCCAACATCATTCGCGGTAAAAGTCGAGGCAGACGCCGTAATCGTGATGCCATTTCCAGAAGTGGCAGATGGCGTCATTGTTGTAGACGTCGTATTCTCAGAAATATATGGACCATCAAGTAGATCAATGGTTGATAGCGTCCAAGAGGTATGCCCTGTTCTTGTCAGCTTGCGCGGCGCATAATCAGGGTGAGTGATGTACAGCGTGTCTGCGCTCTGAGTGAATTGAAGCTCAAACAAATCCGCTGCAAGGTAGGGAGTGGTAATCTCGTAGATCTCTGAGATTGTTCCACCACTCGTGTACGTGGTGTAGCCAGTGCTATTGATCCCAGAAAGCTCAAAGGTGTTTGCACCCGCATTGACATTGGCAACGGTAAATTCGCGGTTGTTCAGCTCAACCATGCCAGCCACGCCAGCAATTAGGACTCGATCCCCATTCGCATAAGTATCCGCGCCAGCATACGTAACCACAGCTGGATTTGCTTTAGTGATGCCCGTGATGTTTTGAGCAGCTAAGGCAATAACTCCTTCGTCCTTAAAGAAGCGGAGATACTGATCTCCAAACTCGATGACATAGGCTTGAGTGGTTGAAAACTCAAATTCGACTAAACGTGTCGAGCTTGCACTTGTCTTAACTTCAGCCGCGTACTTATTTCCGCTTCTCCGATAAACGCCACCCTGAGGAATGATAATGAAATTCTTAAGCTTCTGGACGCCATTATTATAACGAGCAATATCCACTCTCCCTTTAATCCTCGGAGAGACTTCGCCTGCCGTAAAATTGGTCTGGATTGGATTATGGCGATTGCCCATGTAAGACTATCCTGAGTTATGCGCCCTTAAAAGACCTGAACTATTGAAACGCGCCACATCCCAGTCATCTGCCTGCAAAGTAGATTCAGAATCTTCAGTTGCATCCGCATGCTTTGCCCTGCGAAGAACCTTTTCAAATTCGGACCACTTCACATCTTGCAGCCCAGCATCCTGCATGAGGGCATAACAAATATCGTAAGCGAGGTAACAAGCAATGGCCTCAGTACAGAGAACGTCCAGTTGAGTGGGGTCGGTAACTCGATAGATGTACTTAAGATCGAGCTGAGTCGCATCCGCAAGAAGCTTTCGCCCTTCAACCTTGTATGGCGTCTCAACAGGCTGAATCTCAATAACTCGCAGCAAGTCCGAGGGTAATTGAAACTCATTAGAAAACTCGAATGCTGGAGTAGAAACGAGTGGACTCATGATCACCCGAGACATCGCACAATTCCATGGGTGCATCCGAAGGACAATGTCCCTGACTTCTTCGTAGCGAAGCTTGGCTAGGTTCGCC